AAACGCATTTACTTGTTCTTGCGTGAACTTAGGCTCGTCGTCTTTTTTGCCGGGGTCGTCTCCCGTGTTATCGCCGCCTGTTCCGCCGTCCTTATCTCCTTCTCCTTCGCCTTCTCCGGTAGCTCCTTCGCCACCCTGCCCGCCTTTATCGGCGTCATATAATGCTCCTAAACGTAATAGCTGTTCTAATGTCATCGTAAATCTCCTTCCGCCTTTACGGCGTTAAATTCCGTTAGTTTAGCGACATAACGTAGGTCGCTTGCCTTGCGCCTTCTACGCCTGTTCCGGCCAAGGCACTACGATTGTTCCTCCGTCCGACAATTCGAACGTGATGTTTACTCCGTCGGAAGTTGCGCCTGTTACGCTAACTCCGTCTGCCCCGTCGCTTCCGTCTGCGCCATCCGCGCCGGCAGGTCCGGGGTCTCCTTGCGGGCCGGGGTCGCCTTGGATTCCTTGCGGGCCGCGTAAATTCATTTCGAACGTCCAAGTTCCGTTTTGGTTGTAGTAGAGGTCGCCATTCGATAAGTCGAGGTACGCATCCCCTGGCTGACCTACGTCTGAACCCGGCTCGCCTTCTCCGCTATGCCATCTCATTCCGCCCGATCCACCTCCTTCTCCTGCGAATCCTGCAATATGGTAGGGTGTTTTACTGTAAAAAGGTTTAGTCATATACTCACCTCCTTGCCCTCAACTTTTATCTCTGCCTTTCCTGTACGTAGCCTTTACCGCCACAAGTCGTACATTGAATCATGTCGCCTGTAGCTCGGCTGACCATACTTCCCGAGCCTCCACAGTCAGGGCAAGTAATCAACGGCTCGTCTCCTCGGCTACCGCCCATCATCTGTCCCCCCGAAAAAGAAACCTCTTCTTCCGTGCCTTCTTCGCCTTCTGCCTCGGCTCCGGCGTAAGGGTCCATTCTCTGCTGCTCTTTCATCTTCTCGGTTTCAATTTCTTGCATTTTAGCCTGTACGTTATCCACGCCAAGTCTCTCCATAGCTCCGCGCTTGGACTCTAACTCGTTCATCATTTCGTTGCCTAAGAGGTCAACTAGGTCTTGGCGGTTGTCTGGAAGTGGAAGTACGAATTTAACCTCGGAATGATAGTCTTCTATTCGTCGAAGTATGTCCGTATCATAATCAGCCTCTCTAGTACGGGCTTGAAGGTAGCGGATTGATTTCTCGTGAAGCTCGGACAAGCCGTATCCCCACGAATGCCAATGCTCTTCTGTATCGGAAATTATGTCGTGGAATAGAACTCGCAACGCCTCTCCGTTTAAACCGCCGAAATTAAGCTCCTGTGGCACGATCTGAGGAAGTCCCGATACTTCATGCATCGCAGCCTTAACTCGGCTGTACTGGTCTTTAAATGCGTCTTTCCAACGGAAGCCGCCTTCCACCTTTTTAACGTCGGGAGCCTGTCCTTCCATCGCATTTCGCATTTCAATAACGGTTCCTGGCGCAATCTGCATTTGCTGTGCCGTACCTTCTGCGGCATTAATCAGCGCAGTCATCGAGAACATCTCGAATTTAAGCGAGTCAATTGCGTCCTCATTCATCATGTTTAAGATGTCGTTCTGCTCGCGAAGGTGCGAAATCTCTCCGTCGCCCAACTCTCCGCCAAGAAGCTCGTCTACCTGGAACTCAACGACCGGAATAAAGTCTAATCCCATCGAACCTTCCGGCATAATCGTTTCAATGGTATCTAGCGTCTCAGCCTCGATAACCTCTTCGCTTAGTAAGCAGTCCGTACGCTCTTCATTGAGCCTAAACGTTTGAATACGGATTGCCTCTACGTCCTCTCCGTCAATCGTGTAGATCATCTGTCTTACGAAGTGACAGGCGATTAAGTCCTCGAAGTCATCGTCGGAATAAATTGGGATGTACTCCGTGTCCGGCCGCCATATCCACCGCAGCTTCCCAGTGCTTGGGTTGAAAACGAGCTTACAAACTACTCTATCGGCTATGAGGCGGTCTCTTGCGGCTCTTAGCAGCTTCGTTCGCATCTTGTTCTCGCGCCATAACTGCTTTAGAATCGCTTCGTGCCCGTCTGCTATCTCCATTGCACTCTGTTGCTCCGCGCTTGGCTCGTAGCCCTCTCTCACCGTTTCAACCTCGTCGTCGATCTGAGGCCGAGGCACATGTACGGAATGCTCGCCACCCATCTGCCAACGGGCCTTGCGGTCAATAACCGCCTTAAAGTAGTTCGTGGCGTATCGGGTTGGATCGTAGTCTAAGCCGGCAGGACGTTCTAACTCTCGTGCATCTACGAGATTCCCGTTTTCGTCCGTGTGCTGCTTTCCGTCGTAGTATTCGTAGTTTTCGAACTGTTGCCGAAGCCTTTCCCGAGTTTCTTCGCCTAGCGCCTGGTCGAATGCGGAAAATAGCAACTCGTCCATATCTTCCGGATCGAGTAAGTTGTAGTCCTGCGTAAAATTAGAGAATCTAGCCATCTGCGTCGTTTCCTCCTTCCTTCTTACGTTTTAATTCGTCCATTCTGCGTTTAGTTTCGATAAATAATTCCTCGGCCTTGTCGGCTTTTCCTTCCGCTCGGGCTTGCTGTTGTTCCTTCTGTAGCCGGCGTATCTTTGCGTTGGTGTAGTAAAGGGGCGTGGATTCTCCGCAGTCTCCGCATTTCAGCAATACCTTATGCACGTTACCTGCGAGCTTGACGGTTTTAAACTCCGGCTTTACTACTTCCTTGCATTCTTCGCAAATGTATTTAATTTCCTCCACGGCTCCTTTCCGCTACCGCATTCTCTTCGCGGACATCTGTATAACTGTGCTTCCGCCCCTAGCGGTTCTGTAAGCCATTTCCGCGGCATCTGGGACGTCATCATGTCGGTGCATCGGATACATCTCGAACTGCTCCATAACGTTCGTGTCGAGCCTCTTATTGAACCGCAGGCTCCCGTTTTGTATGTCGGGCAGAAGCGCCTCAATCCGCAATGCCTTTCTAGTACGTTGCTTAATCTGCCTCATTCGCGTGTGGCTTGGATATCCGTGCTTGCGCAGCTCTTCCGCGAGCCTGTCCGCAAACCACTCCTGCGCCATCTGTGCTTCTACGCCTAATCCTTCGTATTGGTAGCGCATTGTGTACTCCACGGCTTTTTGCAGAAGTATGTCCGGGTGAACCCGCTCCATGTAAATGTCGTAAAGGTAATAGCGATGAGTTTTCTTGTTTTTCGCTACGGTTGCTATTACGGAGTAGTCTCCGGTTTGCTTTCCCATTGCAAAATCTATGCCTCCGTAAAACTCCAACGGAGCCTCAAGTAAGTCCTCTTCCTCGAACCATATGAAATGCTCCGGCTTGAATATCTGCCGCTCTTCGTCCGTTGGGTTGTTCTGATACTCCTGGTTGAACGCCTTTATGCCGTTGTTCTCCCGGAGTTGCATAAGCTCGTAATACGTCCAGAAGCCCGGCCAAAGTATCTCGGTTCCTTCGAGCATCCCCCTGCGGTTTTCTTCAAAGAATGAGTCCGCCTTTTCCCCGGCTTTTGCGTCGTCGCTGCGGTAGATTTCTCGCCACTCCTTCCACAAATCCTCCCGCGTGGAGAAGCGCTCGATCGCCGCGAACTTCCGCGACTCAAAGTCCCTCCGCTCTTCCACTACGTAATGCAGTAAAGAGCCGTAACAAAGAATCGTACCAAGATACACGCATATTCCGCTCTTCGCCATAGCCGGCAGCATTTCCTCCCGAAACCACGTCTTTGATTTCTCGATTAGCTCCGGCGTGTTCGTGGAGTCGTCACTTTCCAGGTCGTCTAGTACGAAAAGGTCTGGGCGGGAGTTTCCGTGCCTCAATCCCCTCGTCTGTGTGCCGAGGCCCTTCGCCTCCACCTTCGTTCCGGAAGAGGTAATGTATTCGTACTTGTTGTCCGTTTCGTTCATGCTCGGCCGAACCTCGAGCAAAACCCCGAAATCTTCGCGGAGCTTTTCGTTCAACTTAAGCTGATAGCGCCCCCACGTAATGAAGTCGCCTGCAACATCCGTTGTTTCCGAAAAGAGCACGATGTATTTCCTGTGCCGATAAACTACCTGGTGCAACAAGAATATATTCGAAATCCAGGCGGTTTTGGCGTGCTGCCGCGGACACGCCCAGGCTACGTGCTTCTTCTGCTTGCCTTCGATTATGTCGTCGAACAAGCCCGTTAACATTTTATGGAAGGGAACTACGTTGTCGTAATTGACGCCTTCCGGCAGCAAGTTGTCCGCATTACCCGGGTTGCCATCCTCGGAGAAGTATTGCACGCCAAAGTAGCGCACGTCCTTCTCGCCCTTGTGAACGCGCCTTAAGCGCCCTAGCTCGTCTAGCACCGCTTCTAAACGAAGTAAGTCCGGCTCCATCGCCTGGCCGCTCTCTAATAATTTCGTTAACAGCTCTTTTTCTTCCTCGTATTGGGCGATGCGCTTGGCCCGCGCTTCATATTCGAGCCAAACTTCTTCGCCATGCTCGTTTACTACGAAAGCCACGCGCCCTCGCCTCCTTTACTCTTCGCTTTTACTCGCCTTGATTCGTTCCATCAGCGCGGCTTTGCGCTCTTCGAACGATTGTCCGTCGCCATCTCCGCTCTTAATCGTAAGCTCTGACGAGGTGTCCATGTCGCCAATCCGCTTCAAGAAAACCTCCATTGCACGCACTGACCCGTTGCCAATCGACTCAACTAACTTGTTATATACGAAAGCTAAGTTGGTGTCTGCGAACTGGCCGGCCAAGTGATTCTTATACGCAATGAAGTTCGGGTCGCCTGTGTTCCAGTTATGCAAGGTCTTGCGAGTTATGCCGAGTTCGTCTGCGATTTGCTGCTTGGTTTTGCGCTCGCCTTTCGGAGTGAATTCGTATTCTACCATCGCTATTGCGGCCTCACGCTGCCCTTGCTTGAATTTCGTTTCGTCAAACTTGAATTGTTTCGCCACTGTGTTCGCCTCCTTTCGGGGAGCTTGCGTTTCGGCTCCGCCTGTGTTAACGTAAGGGCAAGCTAGCCCCTCGGTATTTAAAATTTTGTAGCAAATTTGTGTGCGCCAGTGTTTTCTCGCAGCAGGGGAGAGGGCGGGGGCCAGTTATCAGACGATTGCGAACCTTGCGCTTTGTACGAAACTTAATTTTCTGACTACGTGTTGGTTCCTATAACAAACATTATGTAAACTAGTTTTGCCCTACGCCAACACGCCCTCAGCCTTACTCTCCCAAGGCTTACAGCCGTTTGCAGCCGGACACTAGCCGTTATATTACGTACTGTTGACTAGTTATTGCCGTCAAATGTCCGTAGTGTGATCCGGTTTAGTCGCCAGTGTCTCCGCTTGTCTACCTTATATAGTACGTATACCCTCCGCTTGCCTGCCCTTGTGTTTTCGAGGTCGCACGTCTAATGAACGCCTCACCTGCATAATTCGGACAACACTCGGCAACAATTCGCCTTCCCTTCCGTCAAATAATCGCTCAATAATTCGCCATAATCTCGTGTATAATTTAGGATCATCCGCTGACATGCCCGCTAAAAATTCGCCTATAATGAAGAA